TATGTGACACCAGAGAAACCAAGCCTTGGAGATTTGACGTATACGAAGGCTGGTATACTAAAAAAGAAAAAATTGATGCGGGAGACTACGTAGCCTATGGGCACGAAACAAAAATTTGTATAGAGAGAAAGGCGTCACCTGCCGAACTTGCTCTGAATCTTGGGAAGGTATCAAACCGGGATCGGTTTGAACGAGAGGTGGTGCTGGCTAAAAAGATGTTCGACAAGTTCATCATCTTATGCGAGTTCAGTCTAGCTGATCTCTATGGATTCCCCAAGAATCTAGATGACAAAGTTCTAAACAAGATGAAGAAGAATGATACGAAGATTCGTGTCAGTGGTGCCTTCATTAAAAAGGTACTAGACGAGATAGTAGAGAAGTATAATATTACATTAGTCTTTGCTGGTAGTCGTCAAGAAGCACAGGATAAAGCAAAGGCTATTTTTGCAGAGTTAGAAAAAGAGGACTTGTTTTGAGTTCAGATAATAAATACGCAAGTCTTACATTAGTAGACAAACAGAAACTAATAGAAGATGCGTGGTTAGGCTTAGACCTAAAGCCAGGGTATGAGAAAGACTTATTCAACCCATTATTGAGTGTGAACATTCCAGAAGAGTTTCAGGCAAATCCCCACCTATATTACATAGAATTAATGGGAATGCCTGAATACTTTTCTTTCTTTTGTAGTGAGATTTTGAATATTGAAATCTTACCATGTCAAGCACTATTCTTAGAAGAAATGTGGCACCGTAAGTTCCCTATGTTTGTGGCTTCTCGTGGTTTTGGTAAGGCTGTTGGTCTAGACACTCCAATAAGAACTAAGGGTGGATGGACCCCAATTAAAAAATTGAATATAGGGGATAAAGTATATGGTTCTAACGGAAAATTATGTAATGTAACTAATGTTACTTATGTTCAGAAGGATTTGAATTTTTATCGTGTCACTTTTAGAGACGGTAGAACAATCGAGTGTTGTGAAGATCATATGTGGAAAGTGTGGGATAAGAACAAAAACAAAAACACAAAACACACTGTGTGGTCTGATGTAACAACTAAAGATATGGTGGATAACTACTTTTGGGTGAGAAAAGATAGTAAGTCTAAGATTCGCGGAAAAACTACTAAAGAATATAGATTTGCTATTCCTATTAATAAATCTTTGTTGGATGAGGATGAGAAAGCCTACGATATTCATCCATATGTGCTTGGTGTATTGTTAGGTGATGGTAGCATATCAAGAAAAGACATATCTTTCACTAGTAGGGATTGTGAGATTGTTCAAAGGGTGCAAGATTTGTTACCAAAGGGATATAATCTGTCTATTACTAATAAAGAAGGATGCTTTTACTGTATAATTACTTCTGATAAAGCCGTTCCAACATTTTGGAAGCTGTTAGATTCTCTTGATTTGTTAGGGAGAGGGTCTCACGATAAGTTTATCCCGGAATCATATAAGTTTGGTTCACATGATCAGAAGTTAGAACTAATTCGTGGATTGATGGATACTGACGGATACGCTAATAAATCTACTATAGAATACTACACGATATCAAATCAACTATCTGATGACTTTTTGTGTGTAGCTAGATCGTTGGGTTTACATTGCAAGCGCTCAGTCAAGGAATCTTGGTGCAACGGTAGTAGATATGAAAATTGTAATAGAATCAGCATATATACGAAGGAGCCTATTTTTTCTCTACCTCGTAAATTGGAATCCTATATCGATCATCCAATTTCTAAACAGGGTCAATCTAAATACGAAAAGACATTCATAACTAATATAGAACCAATAGGGCAACAAGATGGTATGTGTATTACTGTTGACAGTGATGACCATACGTATATTACAAAGGATTATATAGTAACTCATAACTCATGGTCTTTAGCATTATACGCCGTATTACGTGCTGTGTTCATGCCTGGGCGTAAGATTGTTATTACGGGTGCTGCGTTCCGTCAATCTAAGGTTATCTTTGAATACATTGAAACCATCTGGATGAACGCTCCTAAATTGCGTAACATGTTCAGTGAGACAAGAGACGGTCCTCGTAGAGACGTTGACATGTGTCGTTTTCGTTTTGGTCAAAGTTTGATTACCGCCTTACCTATTGGTGATGGTAGTAAAATTCGTGGTCAACGTGCTAATGATATTATTGCGGACGAATTTGCATCTATCTCACAAGACATCTTCGAAAACGTTATTGCTGGTTTTGCTGCTGTAAGTGCGGCACCATTGCAGAACGTACAAGCTTCAGCTTCAGCAAAGATGGCGAAGAAGCTAAATATCCCGATTCCTGTATCAGACGGTTTGGATAAGCACAAAGGTAACCAGATCATTATTAGTGGTACTGCATATTATGACTTTAATCACTTCGCAGAATACTGGAAGAAATGGAAACAGTTCATTGAAAGTGCTGGTGATCCCAAGAAGCTGTCTCAGTTCTTCAATACGGAAGATGGTGTACCAGAAGATTTTCATTGGGACGACTACAGTATTATTAGGATGCCATATGAGTTAATTCCACACGGTTTTATGGATGCTGGACAGGTTGCCCGTTCAAGAGCGACTATTCACTCTGGTATTTATGAGATGGAATTTGGGGCTGTGTTCTCCACAGATAGTAATGGTTTCTTTAAGAGGTCGTTAATTGAACAGTGTAGCGTAAGCCACCACAATGAAATATACTATAATAGCTGTGGCGATGAGCCTATTTTATTCGAAGCCGCTATGCGTGGCAATCCTCATCGTAAATACGTATACGGTATTGACCCCGCGTCCGAAGTGGACAACTTTAGTATCGTAGTCATTGAGCTACACCCAGATCACAATAGAATCGTCCACTGTTGGACAACTATGCGTTCTCAGCACAAAGAGAAGATCAAGGCTGGTTATGTTACGGAAACGAACTTCTATGCATATTGTGCCCGTAAGATCAGAGACCTTATGATGGTCTTTCCATGTGAGGCTATCGCCCTTGACTCCCAAGGTGGTGGTTTTGCTGTATTGGAAGCCTTACACGATAAGGACAAACTTAAGGAAGGCGAAGTTCCTATTTGGGAATCTATTGACGAAGAAAAAGAAAAGGATACGGACTTTAATGAGGGACTTCACATCGTTGACCTGATTAATTTCGCTGATGCAAAATGGACCGTGGAAGCAAATAATGGTCTACGTAAAGACTTTGAGGATAGGGCATTGCTCTTTCCATTCTTTGATAGTATCAGTCTGGGCTTGGCTGATCTGCACGACAAGCAAGGGAATGTGTTCTTTGACACTTTGGAAGATTGTGTGTTAGACATTGAGAATATGAAAGATGAGTTGTGTACCATCATCATGACACAAACACCACAGGGACGAGATAAATGGGACACTCCAGAAGTGAAGCTTCCTGGTGGAAAGAAGGGGCGTCTTCGCAAGGACCGTTACTCTGCTCTTATTATGGCGAACTGGTCAGCACGTACACGTAGACGTGCTCCTGAGCCGTTTTCAATGAGTGACCAGCTTGGTGGAGTTGCCAATAATATCAGTAAAGACTCAAATGGACCACTATATACTGGTCCAGCATGGTTTTTGAGTGGTTTGAAAGGTATCCCAAACCCTTAATCCAATTACCAATGCGATTACAATCAAATTAAAAGACTTTTCGAGTATAATATACTGGAAGGGTCTTTTTTTTTGTACATAGGAATATAGAATGAAAGTTAACATCTACACATCTGACAAGATGGTTTATGGTATTCAAATTGATGGTGGGGCTGTTGAAGCGGAACATAAGCTTGCCGCTCTTGCTGACAACATTCAAAAGGATGGTGTCTACAAATATATAAGTGAACGTTCTAATAGGGCTACTATTGTGCCGTGGCACGCCATTGTTGCTATTGAACAAGCAGAAAACATTAGCGATATCCCCTATCGTGATAAAGAAGTTTATAAAGGAGAAGAATAATGGCAGAGATGGCTAAGACAATATATACAAATAGTGAAGAACCTACAGTTCATGGGTATAATGATAATGCGTCATTTGCACATGCGTTAGGTGCTGCCACATCAGATACACATTATGCTGCTGCTGGACGTAGTCGTGGTCCATTCATGAACACCGATACTGGTCGAAGTATTCGAAGTGCTTATGATAACGCGGATTATGAATTTCGTCGTCCAAATGAGGCGGCACCACGTACCGATAGAGAGATTATGTTAGCATCTAATAATGCATATCATAGTATTGGTATTGTTAGAAACGTAGTAGACCTGATGAGTGACTTTGGCAGTCAGGGCATTAAGCTGATCCACCCAAATAAAAAGATCGAGAGATTTTATCAAAAGTGGTTTGAAAAAGTACATGGTAAGGATCGTTCTGAGCGATTCCTAAACCAATTCTATCGATTAGGCAATGTGGTTATCGAACGCCTTGATATGAAGATCAATACTAAAGAAAAGAACCGCATGAGTGCTAAGGCGGCATATGATACCAAGCCTTTCGCTGATCCTAAAGTTAAAAAGAACGTAATCCCTGGCAAATATATCTTCCATGCTCCAATGACAATTGAGCACCTGGGAGCGGAAGCCTCACAGTTTTTGGGTAATGCTGTGGTTGCTATTAAGCTGCCAAGTAGTCTTACTTCTAAGTATGGGAGTGGTGTAAACCCACTTGTTCTAAAGGACATTCAAACACGACTAAAGCGTAAAGTGCCAGAACACCTATTGCCGCTGGTTATGCAGAAGAAGCTCTTACCATTGAATGTTGAAGACCTGTCTTTCTACCACTATAAGAAAGATGACTGGGACATTTGGGGTAAGTCTATGCTTAATGCTATTATGTCTGATTTAATCATGTTTGAAAAGCTCAAGCTTGCAGACAAGAGTGCGCTAGATGGTGTTATCTCTAGTGTACGTGTATGGACGTTGGGTGATATGGAGAATAAGATTGCTCCTACGCCTGCTGGTATGAACAGGTTGGGCAATATCTTAGCCAGTAATGTTGGTGGTGGTACTATTGACCTAGTGTGGACCCCTGACATTAAGTTTGAAGAAACTGCGTCAGAGGCGTATAAGTTCTTGGGACCGGAGAAGTATAACGTAACACTGAGTTCTATCTATGATGGATTGGGCATTCCTTCTTCATTAACCACATCAACTAGTAAACAGTCT